TAGAGCGTCCAAGCCCACACGTGTGCCAGCCATTAACAGCTTTACAGGCTGCGGATCATCCGGGTTCTTAAAGTTAAGCGTGTCTGGTATGCGCAGAATACGTGCAACGTCAGCGGTAACTGCTGGGTCAGCATGTAGATTCTGTGCAGTGCAAAGCGCCTTCAGCCCTTCGGCAAAGCCACGCCATTCGTTTTTCTCAAGCGCCTCTTCAAGCACCCAGTATGCATGCACCCCACGACCGGAGTTCACGATAGCGGTTGGCCTTGGCAGGCTGGTCTTCTTAACAAAATCCTTCAGCGCAGCAACGCCTTCAGATTGATCTGCGTACGGCTTACCAAGACCACAGTCGAGGTCAAGGAAAAAAGAATTGAGATGTGATGCGTTAGCGGTAGTCCGCCCGGAATCATCAGTAAACGAAGCGAGTGCAAAGTACGCGTCATAGCCTCTATGTACCAAGGCATCTGCGTAGCTATCGATCTCCTCTACCGACGATACGAATATTTGTTTTGGTTTTGCATCCTTCTTCAGTCCCACTACGCAATACTGCCCCGTAGCTGGTAGAACCAAAGACAGGAAGTCTGTCCTCGTAAGCATAGCCGCCCCAAGCCGTCTTTTAAAAATAGGTAGGCAGGGATAGTGACGGCAACTACCCTTTTCGGGTGCGCTCCCTAGCCTCCTAAACCTGTGTTATTTCCGCTTCTTCAACAGCGTCTCCACTACCTTGGCAACTTGTTCTTGGTACGCAGGCGGCACTTTCGTTAAGCCCTTGAACCAGTTGTAAATCGTGGCGCGGGTTACCCCGAAGTGCTCTGCCACGTCCTGTGCTGGTATATCGTTTTCTATGCACAGGTTGCCAAGCTGGACACCAAGCTTGTTGGTGTCCGCTGAATTAACGATTTTGACAAAGCGGGATGAGTACCCGTTACTCATCATCCCACTCAGCGAGGATTTTGCTTACGTCCTTTTTCTCAGCGGGAGCCTCCTCTTTCTTGCTCGTACGCTTCGTTGGCTCAGAAACGACTTGCGCCGCCTCACTTTCGCCAGCATCTGCGTCACTATCCGCTGCCACCGCCTGCGCTTTCTTTGCCGGGACAGGCTTTTCAAACTCTTCATCGTTAGATTGGTCACCATCCTTCACTCCATCCGTCTGTGCAACGGTCATCGTGATTGCGCTTACTGCTGATGGAGACTTGCCTTGCTCCAGTGCAGCTTGGAATTCGCTGGTCTCAAGGAAACGTACAGGCTTGAAAGTCAGCTTTGGTGTGGAACTATTGGTGTCGAAGCGCATTTCAGTTACGACCGACGTAATAGGCGCACCCTTACTTGCAATCATCTTTGCATATGTCTGCAAAGGCCACTTGCCATTCTCACCGGCACCGAAGATGGAAGTAGACGGCAGTGCAAGCTGGTACACGTCACCGCTAATGTCGTTCTCCAAGACAACTGCTAAACGCTGCTGGAAGCGGCAAGCACGGCTATCGCCCTGACCCGAGCCCTTGATGTTCTGTGGGCAGCTAGCGCACGACTTCGACTGAGGTGCTTTAGCTTTGGCATCTGGGGTTTCACCGTCTGCTGACCAGCAATCCGGGGCGCTGACTACGCCCTTCTTGTAAGTGCCTGCGTAGAAGATACGCGAAATTTTCTGTGCCGCTGCAACGATCACAACATTCATTGCACGGTCTTCGTTCTGCGCAACTTCCTTGCCATTGACCAGCATGCGCCAAACGCCGCCCTCGATGGAGATACGCTTGTTACCGCCGCCACTACCACCCATCAAGGCTTTGGTAGTTTCATCAAGTTCCGCTGTACGCAGGTGGCTGGGAAGATTTTGGTTGAATAGAGCTAGATCGCTCATTGCTTTCTCCTTATTTACGACGAACAACAACCGCGTAACGGCTGTCAACATTGAGACCCGGCGGACACTTGTCGGGATTCTCTTCCAAGAACGAAGCCATATTGTTCTGCGAGATGCGTTTCTCTATTAACTCTAAGGCTTCGTGTTTCTTCACGAACGAATGAAATGAGTGCCAATCATTCGTCCAATAGCGTTTGGCAACTCGACGGCTTACTGTACCAAACGGTGTTTTGAGGCTATCAGTGCCGACCATCTTGCAAGTCTCCAGAAGCTGGAACTCAATAGTATCCAGAGCCTCCTTGAGTTCGGCATCTTCTTTCTCGAACTTGTCAGCCAACGCTTTACGGGCATCGCGTATCTTGATGTACGTCTTAACCAGCTTGTCGGTTGGGATGACTTGTGACTTAGTTTCATCATCCATATTGATCTCCAAGGGTAACTACAACTACAGAATAGAATTATTCTTTGACACTGTCAAGGGGTTCTAATAAATTATTGTAGAGGTCTACAACGCGAGAGTGAATATCAATCTTTGCCTCCAACATGGCATACATACGCTTCTCTACAGGGGAGCCTTGCAGGTGCACGACAGTGCAGGGGTTACGCTGACCAGCGCGGTGGGTACGTGCATTAGCTTGCAGGTAGGTCTCCACGCTCATCACGGGCGACCAGTACACGATCACGTTGGCTGCGGTTAATGTTACACCGTGAGATGCCGCTTGTGGCTGGATTATCAAAACTTTTGGATCAGGTTCTGTTTGAAATCTGGCAAAGATTTCTGTGCGCTGCCGCACGGGCACGTCACCACTGATGATCTCGCAAGTGTATTTTGCCTTCCTTAGTTCTTCGTCAATTATCTGAATACTATGTTTATAAGGAACGAAGACGATGACCTTGTGGCTTGCCTCGTCGATAACTTCTTTCAATGCGGCAATACGATTCGATGCGTCAAAGGCAACGACCCCTCCACTATCCGAGTACACCGCGCCACATGAAAGCTGAAGTAATTTGTTCAGGTTCGCCGCAGCGTTGACCGTGCTGATCTCTTCACCTGCTGCCACCGTCACCATGTGCTTGCGTAACGCCTCGTAGTACTTCATCTGTTGCGGAGTCAGTGGTACGTCTCGAGTGGTATAGGTTACCTCTGGTAAGTCTAGGCATTCTTCTTTTGTGTATCTAATCGCGGGCTGAAGAACTTCATGCACTATCGACTCTGCCTGTGGGCGTGGTACGTATTTGAAGGTAGTAACTTTCTGCATCACCATGTCTCTGAACGACCCGAAGAATTTGGGCACCGACGATGGGTTAACGACCCGTGCAAGTCCGTATGCGTCCGTTGGAGACTGTGAAGCCGGGGTGCCTGTTAGCATCCAGACCCATGTACTGGGGGCCAGCGTCTGGTTGAGTACCTTCCAGCGTTTTGTGGATACCGTCTTGTAGGCGTTGGCTTCGTCCACCACGATCAGATCAAAGTCTTCTTCCTTGACTGCATCCTTGATGATGTCCAGCCCATCGAAGTTACAGATCACAAAGTCAGCATCTGACTGTACTGCGGCAATTCGTTTCTCTCGTGAGTGACTGTGCGCGATAGCAACTGTCCGGTGCATAGCAAATCGGAACAAGTCATCCTGCCAAGCGGACTGCATGATCGACAAAGGACACAGCACAAGAACTCTACGGATGAGACCTATCGACATTAGATAGTCTGCCGCCCAGATAACGCTGCCTGTCTTGCCGGTGCCTTGCTCGTTGAAACAGAATGCCCTGCGGTGCAGAGTCAGGAACGATGATGTTTCCTTCTGATGTTCGAACGGGCGGTGCATGCCGGGCCATTTGTAGTGCGACATGATTGGAGATGGCACGTTCTTGATACGCAAGTTCTTCAGCACCTGCGCTTCTTCCAGCCCCCACTTCACCAACACCTCGCCAGACTCCAGCACTTTGCTCTTTGGGATGACTTCCGTGATGCGGTTCGGGTTGCGAACTTTCAATAAGAGTGCTTTGTCTTCGATGATCTGCATGCTGTTTCTCCAAGGGGTTACAGGCTAAAGTGACATTTTCACAATAGCCTGCGGTGTTTCTATTAAGTTGTTGGTACTTATCGAGCCTAGAGCTCTCTCTGTGCCGGTGGTGCGTTCCGGCGCTCTCTATTTTCAACTTTCCCAACTGGGATGGAGACCAACCTTTCCGCAGGTTCCAGTCTACGGGGGCGGGGGTATTGCCCAGCCGATCTCCATGCCACTTGGTGCCGGTCTCTCCCGGCTGTCTTTACTTCTTTTTCTTCTCGCGCTTACTTGTTTCTGATACTAACGCGCCAGAAGAGCTTCGCTTGAACGACCGGTTAGCAGATGCACTTTGCACTCGCACACCGTCTTTGTTGCTACCGCCTTTGGACAGGGCTTTCACGTGAGCAATGTCTTTGCCTTCACGCGCATCGGCTTTACCGTTGCCGTTGCCGTCTTTGCCTTTCTTGTCCATCGCTCGACGGGCGCGTTGGCGCTCCATCCTGTCAGGGTGTTCCCCGCGCTTCTTCTCCAGTTCGTACTCGTGCTTGTACGGTCTTGGTGTCTTTGTATATGGCATGTCAGTGCCCCCTTCCATTATGCAGGCAGTCTGTCACCGCACAGAAGTTCTTGCAAGTGAAGTTCGGCCTTGCGTTCCACACATTCTTTTCCAAGCAGGTTTCCAGCGAGTTCGTTGCGTCCAGCCACTGAATCCACGCTTTGCCCTTACCCTCATCGTTCTCGTAGTCGCGAGTCACGAAGTCGTTTGCTACCAAGAACAGCAGCCCAGCCTTGACCTTCTTCACTTGCGGGAAGTGCTTGAAGATAGCCAGCGATAACAACTCCAACTGCTTTGTGTCTGCGTACTTGCTGGACTTGCTGGTCTTGTAATCCACCAGATGGCACTTCTCGCCGTTGAGGATAATCAAGTCAGCGATACCACGCCACCACACATCCTTCGAGTCAAACTTGCAGGCTTGCAAATCCTTGGTCAAGCCCATCTCGTACTCGCAAAGCTTATCACCCTTGATGTTGATCAGCGCGTCCAAATGCTCCTTGATGAACGCAAACTTCGCCGGGATCGGGGTGCCGTCTCTGACATACTCTTCAGCGGCGGTATGCACTGCCGTCCCGTACAACAGGTGTTCCTGCGGCGGCTCGATAATGTCTCGCTTCACCCGCATCCGGTAGTACTTCTGCGGACACTGCTGAAACATACTAATACTACTGTACGACCATGTGTACTTCATAGGGGTCATAGCTTTCTCTGACAAGTAAACGCTTGTATGTCAGCACGGAAGGCGTTAGCAAATTTGCAGTCCGACACAATCCGACTCTCGGCGTTGATACCACCAATCCAAAGCCCCAAGATAAATAGCAGGATGGCAACGAACGACTTCGCCCACACATCATTAATGATCTGCCAGATTTTGCGGTAGTTAATAGTTTCAACAAACACGTTAACACTCCCCGTAGGATTCAGCGACTCCTGATTCGCAGTTAAGCGGTAGGCCGGTTGCCCACGCGGGAGTCCATCGCATACATTCCTCAACATACGCTTGCGCCACATCAGCTTCTTCTTTCGGAGCAATACAAGCGACGGCATCATGCACGGTAAGTACGGTTTTGTACCGTTTACCGATCTTTAACATCTGCTCTGCGATCACACATCTGGCGAGTGCTTGGCATAAGTTCTCGACTACTTTCCCACCATAAATCTTGGTGAACCCTATTCGGGTTTTGTATTCGTACTGTACCTTGCCTTGCGGGTCAGTCACCTTCCGAAGCTCCGCATATCGTAAAGGAAGCCCGTTGGGTAGGACAAAACCACACCGTTCTGCGTCAAACTGTAACACGCCTTCCCGCCCAACGGAAGCGGCACGTTTCAAAATCATGGACTCCAGCGAACGCTGCGCCTGCTGCCACAATTCAGGGATAGCCGGGTAGGTCTGCCGGTACACGCTGATGATGCGCTTGCACTCGTCTAGCGGGATTTCAACGCCAAAAGTTTTAAGTTGTGCCTTAAACTTCTCCGCGCCCATGCCATATCCAGCACCAAGGATCGTCGTTTTACCAACGAATCTTTCATCTTTGGTAACGGCAGTCTCTTCTTTACCATAAATCGCCGAGGCCATAATCTTATAGACATCTTCCCCCCTAGCAAACGCTTCGACCAAATCATCCTGCTCCGCCAGCCATGCCAGCGTCCGCGCTTCAATCTGTGCAGAGTCCGCATCGATAATGACGTAGCCCTTGGGGGCAATGATTGCCTTCTTCAGCTTGCCAGCGTTCTGCCCACGAGTTGGCAGGTTCTGTAGGTTGACCTTATCGTCACCGCCCCAGCGACCTGTATGTGCCGCGTAGTATTTGAGTGGTACGGGTAGTTTTCCACGCTTGGAAATATCGATAAAACGCTGCGTCCGTGTCTCCTCCAGCGTAGTCTTGTTGCCCAGCCGGGCAGCGACCAGCGCCTGCACTCGTGGATCATGGTGCTCCTGCAACGCCTTGAACCCCTCGTCTGTCTTGGCGAACGCCCATGCTTCCTTGCCGGTAGTCGCGCTGACTTTTTTAGGTGGCTCAACCCCTAGCTCAAGAAGCAGACCTGCAAACTTCTCATTGGACATGAGCATGTCTTTGTCCGCCGCAGCCGCCTCCAGTAGGCGTTCCTTCCGCGCTTTGACTTCTTCGAGGTGCGTCTCGAGTAGCGGTAAGTCCAACTCCAAAGACGGTTCTACAAACATCTTTAGGGTTGCGTCTACAACTTTGAGTTCCGACGTTGGGAAGTTTTCCTGCTGAAGCATGTCCATAAATATCTTATGGCATAAGTCCACGTCATTGCGGCAGTACTCTCCGTACCGAGCAAGTTGGGTTTCACTGAAGTCCTTGCGGCGTAGCCCCAGCGCGTTGATTACTTCTTCGCCCTTCTCACCAGCGCCATAATGCACCGCCAGCTTCGCGAGACTGCCGCCGACACTGACTCCATGAAGTGCACGTGCCATCGAAAGAGTATCCAGCCAACCTTTCGGCGTAATCCCGAAAAGCCACGACAGTATTGCCCCATCAAACGCGGTGTTGTGTGCGAGGACGAAGTTGTTTTTCCAATCGAATTTCTTGAGGTACTCCTGTGTCGCAGCGCGATCCCCGCTGAACCATTGCGTTTCATTATTCCCCTCTTTGATGCCAACACCAATCACCTCGAAGTCTGGGTGACGCACGTACTCTTCCGTGGTCAGCTTCGAGAACCCGAATTCCTTGCTGTAATACGTTTCAAAATCGACTGTGATTATGTTCATGCGGTTTTTAGTATTGATGTCGGTATATTGGGTACGTCGAATGGCAACTCCATCTGCCGTTGATCCGATACTAACTCCGAGCAAATATCCTGCTCTAGTTTCTTGCGTAGGATGCCACGTAGCTTTGCGAAGTAGGCTGCTTGTTCGGCTTCTGTAAATACACTGAACTCTACCCCACTTAAATTGGGGAAAAGCATACTCTTCGCAATCCCACCCCAGCGTGTGTGTTCAATTGCTTGTGCGCAGCTATGTCGAGCTAAATCAGCATGCGCAGCAATAAACTCTTCGGGGAACTTGTCCATCCGATCAAGCAGCGTTTGCATGAAGTCAGAGATCATGATAGTTTTCCTATCTCTTTGATGAGCACATCAAACTTCAGGCCCGGCTGCAAAAACTTTACACGCTTGTCATCGGTGGGGATTTTCTCGCGGAAGAGGCCGACTGAGACCAGTTCCTTGAGTGCCCGGTGCGTGGTTGCGCGTGATGCACCCTCATACATATTCAGTATGTCGGTAACACGTACGGGCATATCCGCTTCCCAGTACACACTTGCTATACTCAGCATGCGTAGCTTGTGTGGGTTCATGTCGTATTTGGCTTCGAGCCGCGCCATCAATCCACCGAGTTGTCGTACTTTGTTCATATCCTGTCCCTTCTCAAGCAGTAATAAAATGTTGGTCTCTTCGCATCCTCACCGCGCAACTGATACCGGCGAAATACTTTCTTCTCTTCGCGTAGCTCCACCAAGTACCGGCGTACGCTACTCACATCCATCCGCATCTTCTTAGCGATCTGCACTGCGGACATCGCATGTTGCCTACCCAGTAGCCACACAATATCCAGCTTGCGGCACTGTGCTGTATTAGTGTTTGCCTTGGGCATCTCGGGCGATCCTCGCCAGCAGTGCGCCTACCGCATCGATATTGGTCTCGTTAACTATCTCGGTGTAACCACCAGCCCCTGAGATCAGCGCAAGGTTCTTCATCTGTAGCGCGGTGGGTTTGTTGTCCCCAGCCTTGCACTCGATAGCAAACATCCTGCCCTTGTAGCAGCCAATGATGTCAGGCACACCTGATGTACCGTAACCATGCGTGGCAGGCATAAAATGAAACGCACCTGATTCAGTCAGAATCTTCCTGACCTTATCCTTTACTTTCTTTTCAGGTGTCGCTGCCATCGAGTTCCTCCTGTTTTTTAATCAACGCACGAATCTCTTCGATGCTCATGTGGGTCTTGTCGTAG